GACGGTTGGCGTGCCGGGGAAGAAGGTACTCGGGCCGCGTCCGCTTAGGCTTGTGCTTGCTTGGATTATCTGGCCTTGGATCGTCAGGCCCTGTGACGCTGTGTCGCCTATGTTCTGCAGGTTGCCGGGCACGCCGAGCGCCAGCCCGTTGATTTGCAGGATCGGCTTGTAGTTGCAGATGAGCTGTATCAGGCCGCTGTCCTTGACCGTGATCCAGCCCGACTCCGTCACCGGGCTTGCTGCGAGCGTGCCGTCTGCGCGGTGGAAGCAAATAGTGTCCACCCAATCGCTGGCGCGGGCTATGACCGCAACGAGCGCCGCCTCTTGTTCGCCGGCACTTCCCCCAGGCACCAGGTTCCCGACCGCGACTGACGTCGGGGTCTGCCTGTACTCTAGAGGAGAGATATAAGGGGTCCGCCTGAACAGCGTCGCTGTGTCAGGGCTTACTACAGGTTCGCTAAATTGTTCAGGTACGAAAGCGGGCACGGACACCTCCTAAGAAATGGTCTGCGCTCCCCCCGCGCACAGCCGGGAGGTCTCGGCGTGCTGCGGGGGGAGGCAGATGAGCTGAAGCGCTGCGCGAGCCCGGGGGCTCGCTCCAGGCAGCGCTTCTCTAACCAGCGCGAACGCCGGCCAGGCCTTGGTTGGACTTAGCCGATGTTGGAAACAACGGCCTGTGCGACGGGCGCCCTGTTCACGAGGGTCTCCATCGAACGAACCTCGAAGTCATACCGAGGGCCGCCTCCTTCAACTTCGGGGTTGTAGTTCGCCGCGTAGTCGAAGCGCATGGTGTCGTACTGGCACCGGACCTCGAATACCGAACCGATGTTGCTCCCCGGGAAGGGAACTCGATCAGTACGGGCAACGATCGTACCTGGTGCCATGTGCGGGTGCACCTCGATCATGACGGGAACTCCACCGGCTGCCTTGTTGATGTAGCGACCGATGTACCCGCCGCCTGCCAGGTTTGTACGAGCGTCCTGGTCAGTCGGAGGCAGGAGCGTCAGAGCGGCATTCGTTTCAAGGAGCTTCTCTGAGATTTCAGCAGCCTGCAGCGAGTTGCACATGTACGCCGTCGGGGAAAGCTGAACGCTTGCCCACAGTTCGGCGTTGATCTGGTCCAGCACGTCGATGCTCGACCCGGTAGCGGTGATTTTCGCCCTACCGTAATCGACGTACGATGCGCCCGACGACTTTTCACCGGAGCCAGGAGCGACGGGGCCTGTTTCGCTGTAGTCGCCAAGCGTGTTGGCGATTACCCCGTTGTACCACTTCGGGCTAAACGATGTGTCTTTCGGCGTGCGGGCGATCAGCAGCGTCAGGTTAGCTTCTGGTGCTGTTGCCGACAGCAGCGGCAGCAGGGGAAGCGCTTCCGCTTTCGTCGGGATTGAGGTGAACGTTGCCTGCGCGACCGTAGTGGTCGTGTAGTAGTAGAGCGTTCCGCCTTTTTTACCGATGAACCAGTCGTAAGCGACGGCGCCCTTGACGGCAGCTGTCGTTGCGACGATGGACTTTTTCGCTTCTCCTGTGGTGACTTTCGCAACCGAACCCTGAGTGCTTCCGCCGATGAAGTAGTTAGCTCCTGAGCGTGCGGCGACCGAGATTTCGTATTCTGCTGCTTCTACTGTTGCGTTCGCAGATTCGGCGGCGCCGTTTTTGAACGTCGGAACGTTCGGTACAGCAACGGGCCAGTTCTGCGAGTTGATGATGTGCAGATCCTGGTCGATGAACAGCTGGTTGAGCGTCTGCAGCTCAGCCACTGCCAGCGCGTCCGCGTAGTTACGGGCAACGGCGACAGCGTCAAGTGTGACGCGGCCGGCCTTCGCCAGCGGCTTATACGGTGCGAAGCAGTTCTGCTCTTCGAACTTCGTAAGTGAGCCCGCGTAGTCGAAACCGACAGCGGCGTCAGACTGCTGAGAGTTGATGTTCAGCAGCGTACGCCACACGGCAGTTTGGCTGCCCTCGCCCGCAATGGTGCGGGGGAAAGCCGACGTGTTGTTACGGGCGGGGACGTTGACCGGGATCAGGGAAACGAGACCAGAAAGGTCTACGCCCTGAATGCCAGTTCCGACCAGAATGCCTTCGGATGCGGCCTTCTTGATCATCTCCAGCGTCTCGGCAGTCACCTCATTTAGCTCCATGGGTGCTCCTTATGACTAGGGTTTGGGGGTCCTGCGGTACTGCGGTTTGGTCGGCTTACAGCTGGCCGGACTCGTGCATCTTCATCAGACGCGCGTAGGTCAGCTTCCGCCCCAGCTCATCCTTCATGAGCGGGTCTTTCGCGTCCGCGAGGGTCTTCTCAAGCGTCTCGATCTCCGAGTCACTCTCGCTCTTGATCACGTCACTCTGCCGGCCCTCTGCCGCGGGGTGTGCCCCACGCGCCTGACCGTCAAGTGAAGGACCCCCTGAGCGGGGACGCTTCGCGAACTTGGTGACCGTCTCCTGCAGTGACTCTAGACCCTTCGTCACAGCCTCAAGCTGGTCTGCCATACTCGCTGCGGGGTCAGCCTCATCGGCCTCACCCTTCACTGCGTTTACGTCATCGGCGTCCGTCTCCTTCGTCGGCTTGATGTCAGCCTCCGAAATGTCGCCGCCGTTGTTGGCGTTCTTCTCTGCCTCGGCCTTCTCAGCCTCATCGGCGTCGGCTTTGGCCTTGAATGCGGCCTCAACAGCCGCAACGGTGCCGGCTGCGATCGTCTCAGCCAACTCGTCCTTAGTGACATCCATGTGGATTGTCTCCTCTGTCTCGCTGACTGAGTCAGCTTGGGTTGCCTTGACCACGCCTATCGCGTCGTCAAGGGTTTGGCGGACAGCAAGCAACTGCTGTACGTCCAAGTTCTTAGTAGCCATCTCACCCTCCAGAGACTCCATAGTCGCGAAGATCGCGACCAATCGGAGCGTGGATTCCAGAGCGCATTTGGCTTCTTCCAGATCCCACACATCACTCCGCTCGCTGGGATCCACTGCCGCCTCGACGCGCTCGCACAGGAGGTATTCTTCCAAGGTGCCTACGCATGATGCCAGCGTGGACGTCAGATCCGAGAGGGAAGTCTTCGGTTCTGATATGGCGTCGATGGCGACCTGCAGATACTTCCCGTCCTTGACGGCCGCACGCTGCACGTCGATCGCGTCCATAGCCTGCACAAGCGACGCGACTGCGATCCCCTTCCCGACAATGCCGGCGGCATCCGTCGTTGTAGGGATCGGTGAGTCCTGGTCCACCTTCGAGGCATCCGGGATCTGCGCTGTGGTTGCGCCACCTAGGGCGAGAGATGAATCGGTGGGCCCGGGGCGTGTGCCAGCTGTTACGGCGCCTGACGTCTGCGAGTGCCCCGTTTCCAGGTGCCCCGCCTCTTGCGGCGTCTGTGTGCCGTTGAGGCTGGCCTGCACCGCACCCTTCTTCGCCGCAGTAGCGACATCGGTTTCATCGCTGACTTCGATGCCGTGCTTGGCAGCAGCCGACTTGATCTTGCGAGCCGCAGCCTGCTTGGCGTCGGCGGCGGAGCCTTTCGCTTCGCTGAAGTCCTGTTTGCCGAACCGGCTGAGGGCAGCTTTCGCGTGCGCTTCATCGTGTATCGGCAGGTGCTTCCCGCCTTTCTTGTCGACAAACGCGAACGAGCTGGTCGGCATAGCCTTGCGGTCGGCAGCGCTCAGCGCCTTGGACGTGATCTCGCCGTTCTTGAGGACTTCCTCTTCAAACTCATCGGCCTCTGGGCAGTCGGACTTCTCAGCGTCCTCATCAGCCGCTGCCTTGATGAGCATAAAGCTCGTGCCGTTCGCAGGAGTAGCTACCCCTGAGACCTTGGCAGCCTGTAGCTCATCAAGCTCAGTAATGTCAACATCGGACATAGGGTTTCTAACTCCTCACTTGTGCCAAGCGCTCTGGGCTTGGCTTTGATCTGCGGGCGCCGCCTTCAGGGCTCCACCCATTTATGAGACCGGCCTTTACAGCAACCCAGCCTGTCTCGTCCCACACGGTTCCGAGCATCCAGTCGCCGGACTTGACGACATAGCTCTTGCTATCGGCCGGTGAGGTGAACTCCCAGTCAGGGCCTCGATATATATAGGACTCAACAACCGTGGCGTGGCCGTCCGTATCCTTCTGATGGAACATGTTCACTCCACCGCTCTTAGTCATGAACTCCCAGGCGGTTCGCTCAAGCACCTCAGCAGAAACGAAGTCTCGGTGCCCGTCCTTGGCGATGGCGACATCGACAGTCATCGCTGGATACGCCAAACCGAGCGTATAGCGCTGCTCGTCGCTGGCCTTGATCACATTGACTGCGATCGGATCCTCGCTGGGCTGCCACGTGACGGGGGCCTCGGCCTTCGCGGCGGCGTCGCCGTAGTAGTTGTTGATGATAACGTCGCTCATGTTTAGAACTCCACGCTTGAGGAATAGAGCTTTTCGACCGAGCCTTCTACGACTACGGCTTCCCACTTTTGTTTGGCGGCGACCGCGAAGGTGATCGTGAGCTCGTCTTTCCCGACAGACGTCACAGAGCACCCAACCTGCCCGGCGAACACACCATTCACCTTGACTTCGACTAGCGTTCGTGTGGCGGTTTTCGATTCAATCGAGAGCGTGACCAACCGGCGTCTGCTAGCGTCCTCTTCGATTTCTTTGCCCGTGGCACGTTCGGTTTTCCCGGAGTAGGCGCCCAAGGTGATGGCGAGAGCCTCCGCCGCTGCTTCTGCCGCTTCGCGTTCTTCTTCAACGAGCGCGACAGTTACGACCGCTTCCGCGTTACCGAGGAAGCCCCAGTAGGGTGAGCCTTCTGCGGGCGCGTGCCCGGTCGTGACCTGCAGCGCGGACCAGAAGCTTTCAGGTGCAGATCGCACGATCTGCCCCTTCTGGTAAGTGGCTTCCGCCGAGTAATCTCCCTGGAAATTGGAGATAAACGTCCCCGGCGGTATGTTGACTACCAGCAGCGGGATGCCCATGCGCTATACCTTGCCACGTTCGACAGCGGTACCTTCTTCAACTTCATCGGTTGCCGTCGGTTCGTTCAGTGAGGCAGCGATAAAGATGTACGATTTACCAGTTTCCGTGACGACATCATTAGGCGCGTACGTCACGGTTTCGTCGTACGCACCTCGAAAGCGCAGTCCGAGGCCCAGGATGCTCGCGTTATCGTCTGCGAGTTCCTGGTTCGCTTTGGCGCTCGCCGTAACAGCAGCGGCGCGGCCTTCGTCAAGCAGCGTTTCCACGTCAGCCGAAGCGATGGTGTTCTGCTCCAGCGCAACGGATGCCTTAGCTTCTTTCAGGAGAGTAGCTTTCTTGACTTCGTACTTCTGTCCGGCGGCGACCTCGAAGGTCGTTGCACTGTTACCGACTTTCGGGGCTTCACCAGGATTGATCGTGGCAACGAGTTCTTTGTTGACAAAGACTTCAACGTTGGTTGCGGCTTTTGCTTCGAACACGAACTCCACCGTAACGAGAGCGGCCTTGGACGCGCTGACTTCGATTTCTTTTTCGAGTTCGATGACGGCTGCTTTACCGCTATCGGTGAAGAGTATAATTGACATGGTGTGGGGTTTTCTCCTTATTGCAAGGCCAGCGTACTTGCTAGCGTGGATTGGTCGCTTACTACTATCACCGCGCGTTCGCCCGCGGCCTTACATTACCGCTCCGGGCGGTAGCTCAGGCGTGACGACGTCGCACTTCTTATCCTCGTACAGCCCGTCGACAATGCCCTGCAAGTCCTTGAGCGCGATACCCTTTTCAGCTTCGTCTGCGACAACAGGAGCAATCGCGCAGCGGCAGTTCGGATGGACTGGTACATCGCCGTTGGGCCAGTCGTCGCCGGCAGCTAGCGGAGAGGCAGCTTCGTTTTCTTCGCATTCGGGGCAGGCATCGCCCTCAGCCATCCATTCAAGCTGTTCGACCCCAGCCTCTTTGTACGTTTCAAGGTTGGCTTCAGTCATCGACGTCGCGTACTCGGTGTTGACCACCATTTCCGCGCGTGCCGTGCTGCCTAGATCTTCTAGTGCCGCTTTGGCTGTGGTCTGTACCGAGTCGCCTTTGGTCAGCCCGTCAGAGATCGTGTTGGTGAGCCGTTCGAGGCTGGTATCCGTCATTCCCTTGATGCGGTCGTCGGCGCCGCGCTCAAGCTCAGCGTCAGCAGCCTTCCCGAATCCCGGCTGCCATTTATCCCAGTAATCCGAGGGCAGCTGGTTGACCACGCACTGCAGGTCGCTTGCTACGCCGCTCCCTGCCGACACGGCGGCCTCTATGGTGCCCTGGATCGCCGCATCGCCACGTAGGTGGGTGAGAACCTGCTGCAGCGCGCTGTTGTCGAGCTGGCTCCGCAGCACGCTGTCAGGTTCGCTCGGCGCGGCCTCCTTGGCGACCCCTGCCTTGCGCTTGACCGCTGCTTCGATGTCCGCCAGGCTAAGCGACTCGCCCAGCGCTTTCGCGATCAGCGGCGTGTAGTAGTCAACGATCGTCTGCGTGTGCTTGTGGAAACCCGGTGTGCCGTTCGTGGTGCGTGCCGGCCTAGCGCCGGCTTTGCGTTTTCCCACCGCCGCGAAAGCTGCGTCCACCTCCTGCCGGGTTCCGGCTTTACGGAGCTTAGACCACACCTCCGCGTACACGTCCTCCGGTAGGGTTGGATCGATGAACCGCTTAGGCGCTTGTCCCTTCCTCAGCCGGTTTCGGCTGTTGTCCCGCCAGCGGCGTAGAGACAAGGCAACGAGAGCGGCCTTGGTCGCATCGTCTACCTCGTCTTCATCATCATCGTCCAAGTCCACGCCCTGCACACCCGTAGCCACTGTGAGGCCAGCGCCTTTACCGAGACCGGGCCCGCCGGTGTTGTCAATGGCAGAGGACCCAATCCCCTTCTCGATCTCATCGAGTAGCGCTAGCATCTTCTCAATGGACGTTGCGGGTTCTTCGGTGCCTCCCGCCGCCGCACCTTCGTCGTCGCCTTCGCCTGATGTGTCGTGCGTGCCTTCGACATCGGTAGGCCCGGCGTCTGGCGTGCCTGCCCGCATCGCGTTCGAAGCAGAAGCAGTCGCTTCGTGCGCAGCCTTCTCCTCTGGCGTGCCGGCGACAGGTATAATGCCGGGCGGCGCAATGTACGGCGTGTCGATGAGCTTCTGCGAGTCAGCAACACCATAGGTATCGGGGTCGATTCCGCCGGCCATCGACTCCAGTGAGATCAGCGGGATCGGGCCTGCGCGAGTGTTGTTGATGAAGCGCGGGCTCGGTTTGCTCTTGTCGATCGGCAGGCCAAGCTCAGCGCGTGTCTCGTCAATGCCCTTGACACCGTGGTCGATGTAGATGGAGTCTGCGGTGGCAGTGGCGACGCGATCCTCGGTCTCCTTGCCGTCATCGAAGCGGAGGCGCACACGCAAGCCCAGGTGTTCCTTGACAAACAGGTTGATGACATCCTCGGCGTACCGCAGCAGCGGCGAGGTTCCGACACGGAACTGCACGTCGACCTGGGTGTCGCCGGTCGCGCGGTTGACGTCCTCAGTGAAGCCAAGATCGTTGGGGGTGACACCGAAGGCAGCCATCGTGCGGCGCGCCAGGTACAGCACGAAATCAGGGCTGAACTTGTCAGCGTCCGGCTTGGACGAGGTGAATTTCGAGCCGCTCGGCACCCATCTGATCTGGCGAGTCTTCGTCTGGTCGCCTTGCATGACGGCGTCCCAGGCCTCCTGCCACGATGCGATCTGCGCCGGGTCCGACATGTCCGGCGGGGCCTCCATGAAACCGGCAGGCAGCGTGCCTTCGGTAAAGAACTGGAGGAAGTGCCACTGGAAACGGATGTCAGTGTTAGCCGACAGCAGCACAGCCTCAAGCGGGGCCAGGCCGTACTGACTGTCGGGCAGAGGGTTCCACGGCTGGTAAAGCAAGTCGTCGCTCGCCAACCAGTTCCACGGCAGGCCCTCAATAATCTGTACGTACGCCGGCACGATTTTGCCGGTGAACAAGTCCTCGGAAACGGCGCTTTCGTCGTCCTCGTCCTCGGGCCGTCTGCCATAGAAGTCGACCAGCGGGATGATGGTCGTCCCGGAAACCACCTCCAGCGCGATCGGCTCATCGCCGTTGTTGCGGCGGATGTACAAGGCGCCCGCGTCGTAGCGGAGCACATCCTGCAGCCACTCAGCGAGCCACGTCCGGAACGGCTGGCGCTTGTCGGGCGAGTAAAAGAACTCGATAGCCTGCTCGATCTCCGCGGACACGTCAGTCTTGACGCCCGGGATCGGCTCCCAGTTGTAGTCGAGCGAGCGAACGTCGTTGATCAGGTGGCGGACGCATATCTGCGCGACGTCGTATGCCTCGTAGATCGACTTGATCGTCGGGAACGAAACGCGGTTCCATCGCGGGGTAAGCTGGACGTTCTCGCCGACCGCGTAGTCGTACGTGCGCGCGGGCTTGCGGTAGCCGTAGAAAGGATCAAGCGGACGTCCAGGCGGGAACGGCGGCCCCCACGACAGCCCCTGTTCTGCAAGAGCTACCTCTAGCTCCTCGGGCGCCTGCTCAAAGCCGCTGGACAAGTTCTGTGTGACGCGCTGGATCAGCTTGTTCGAAAGGCTGGTCTGGCTCGACCAGCTAGTCCCCGGCTGTTTGTTCGGCGTACCAGGCCTGCTGCCTTTGGAGCTCATCATCGTGGCGGCGTTGCCGGTCAGAAACGACTTCTCAATCGTTCCGGTCTCGACCAGCGACTGATCAATCGCGACCAGCGCCTTCGTCATGGCCTGCGCCTCGATCGACTTACGAGTGGCCTCACGCCGCTTGCTCAGGATAGGCACGTTCATGCTTTCAAGGCCTCGATGGCAAGGCGCGGTGTGCGGCTGGCCGTGCTCGATCCTGTGTGGCTGCGTGCGATGACGTAACCTCCGACAACCTCCAGCGAGATCGACTTATCGTCTATCGCGGCTCGTTGCTCCTTAGTGAGCGTGTCGCTGATTTTGGTCACTACCGCCTCCGTCTAAAGATTACCTAAATTGACTAAACTCGTTAGAGCCACGAGCCTGCTAGGGTTCCGTGATCGATCCCAACAGCAAGGATGGTGACCTACTTATCCGCTTCCTCGTACACTTCGCAGCGCTCATAGCATCTGTCACACCGCAGCACCACCACTACACCGTCTCAAGTACTTGCTATGCCCAAGGCGGCCAGACCGCAAGCGGCGAGCAGACCCGCCCGGGCATCGTTGCCGTACTGCCGGGCTTCCTGCCGCTGGGCTCGTGGATCACGCTCGACCGGCCCGTGTTCGGTCGTCGCCGCTACCAGGTCGAGGATCACATTGGTGAAGGTAGTGAACTCGATTTCTATAACCCGTCAGAAACCGCCTGCCTGCAGTACGGCCGGCGCCGTATAGGCTTCAGAGCCTAGGGCGCCGCACTGGGAAACCCAGGTGCTTGGAACCGGCTGGATTGCGGGGCATCGGCTGACTACCTACGGTGCGCATCAGGCCGGCAACGGACGTCAGCAGCTTCTCGTCCTGTACGCGGGCCTTCAGCGCCGTCATCGCCGCGTCGGAATCCACGGGCTCAGCGCCCGGTACAGCGGCCGGCTTGCCGAAGATACCCTGTGGCGGCCCAGCGTCCATTTCCTTACGTGCACGCTCGAAGTCCTCGTTGGTGGGCATACGGCCTCCTATAAAGATTAGCTAAAGCCGGTAATCGCGCTAGAAGTTGTGGTAGGTTTTGCTTTGTTCGATCCCGCACACCTACAGAGGCGGGGAGGACCAAGCAGGAGGTAAGCAATGCGCGATGACGACGTTGTCAATATCGACAACGGACCCAACGTGAAGAAGATGTACCGGATGGCTGTGTCGTATCTGGCCGACCGGGAATGCGTCCCGATGAACGTCATCTACCAGCGGGCGCTTGACCTGCTAGTCGAGACGCTCGACTGGTCGAGCCAGGAGCTGGCCGACTACTACGGCTTGCGCGCCAAGGATCTCGACACGGCGATGTCTGAGATGAAGCGCCGCGGCATCAAGGCGAAGAAAGACGCCGCAAAGCTAGCGGCTGAAGCGCGGAGCAAACGCCGTGCCGCGTAGGAAGTGTGAGCAGTGTGGCGAGGTGTTGTCATCTCGCCGCACTGCACGGGCGCGCTTCTGCGATAAACGCTGTCAGCGGCGCTACAGCGAACGTAAGGTTCCACCATCTCCTAGGGCATGTCTGATGTGCAGGAGTTTATATACTCCATCCGACCATCGGCCGCAGAAGTTCTGTTCTGCGTCTTGCCGTGTCAACTTTCATTCAGACGCGCTAGCTGCTACGCGTCGATCTCGTCCAAAGGTCTCAAGAAAGTGTGAGTGGTGTGGGTGTGTGTTTGCTTCACATCATCACGATACGAGATTCTGTTCACAGAGTTGCGGCTACGATTTTCGCTATATGATTCCAGAGGTTAGGGAGCGTATCCTTGCAAACAGCTCTCTCAATGCCGGCTTCAACTACGCGATGGCGAACTAGCCGCGTTTACCGGTAGTGCGTTCCGTCTCCGCTCGACGCCTTTGATGCATCGCGGCGATAGCCTGCAGTCCAGCGCTCTCGGGATCTGCTACATGCACAAAGCCCGGCGGAAGCTTGTACCTTGGTGGCGTCGCTTTACTCGTCTGTACTTTTATCCACGCACGTATAGCGGCAGCTTGTTCCTCGGGAGTCACTCTTGCCATCCTCCGCAGACCATGCACCGGGCGCCGTTTGCCTCGTTCTGAAAACGATGGCGCCCACCGTTCTTGCATCGCTCCTGCGCGACCGGGTGGTCGATCAAGTTGACATGGTGCGGCAAGCTCTTGAGCTCAGCCGGCGGAGCCGGTTTGCGGTTCGCTGTCTCATCCTTCCAAGCGGTGATGAACGCCGCGCCTTGCCCGCCGATGAGGCCTAAGAATGTCAGGCCCCATACGAGCGCATCCAAGCGATCAGGTGATTCGTTGGAATCGGGGGTCCACGATTCCTGTTGCATCTTCAGCTCGGGGAAGTTTCCTAGCTCGTGGATACGATCCTGCTCGTACAGCGCCGCGATCGGCTCAGCGCGCATCTGCTTACCGCGAGTCGCCGTCACTTTGGCGTACGGCACGCCGGCACGTATGGCGTGGATCACCGTTCCGACTAGATCGCCGCCGTTGTTGGTCTCAGCCACGATGCGATCAGCGCGCCACTTGTCGTATGCGGCGATAGCGGTCTTCGCCCAACCTGCAGGCGGTAGGTGGCAGGAGGCGTCTTCTAGGACGTAGCCGTGTCCTGGGCAGTGGGGGATCGTGCAACGCGAACCATCTTGATGAGGGCCGCGAGCGACCACAATGATTCCAGTATCATCGCTGTCCTCCGTCGCAGTTACCGCCGGGTCAATAGCGACGACGATGCGCGTTAGTTCGCTGTAGTCAATATCAATCTGGCCCACCGCGCAACACTCCCTTCGATTGCTCGATCATGGCTGGCGTCCACAAGGCGCCCGGAGTGTCCTTTAGCAGCTTCCCATACAGTTCCTGATCCTCGAACCGTGTTCCCTTGAAGCGCCTTTCGATGTCCTCTATGAACGCCGGCGCTAGGTTGTCTTTGTTGTCGTACGTCGAGCCGCGGGTGATGACCACGCTCTTATCTTTACGCTCAGTGAACTCGCGTACAAGCTTGGACTGACCGTCCGGTGTTGTGGTCGCCACTACTTGGACGGGGGTTCCCAGGCGGCGGATGGCGAGGCTCAGCTGCTTGTAGGCGACTGGGTAGTTGTTCTTGTTCTGCGCAATCTCATCCATCCATGCGCCTGACATGTTCGGCCCACGCACGCGCTCGGGTGTCTCCGCAGAGTACGACCGGATTTTCGACCCGTTCGGAAGTATGATTTCGAGTGAGGATCGGTTGTACTGTACGTTGTCGTCCTCGAACACTTCCATCAGCGCCTCGATGCAGACCTCCTTCAGATCCTTGAAGGTAGGTGCGAGGATCGCCCATTCAGATTTGGGGTACTTGCGCGCTTGATAGCCGATCCACTCGGCGCCGCTGCGAGTCTTGCCGTAGCCACGACCGGCCATGATCAACCACACACGTGCGTCGCCTACAGCAAAGGTGGGCGGTGGGCGCTGTTCTGTCCGTGCGTGCGGGCGATCGAAGTTACCGTGTGGCTTCCCGTCGCACTTCGCCCTATCGCAATACCAGTGTCCTGGTGCTATGGACTCTTCGAGGATATCGAAGACGCGGCTCATGCGGTGTTCAGTACGTCCTCTACGTACAGCGGCGCCTCGTCCGTCAACCTGTCGATGGCGGCGAGGTGCTCTTTGGCGATCTTGTCCTTGTAGTAAGCATCGAAGTCGATATACGATTTCGTTTGTAGCGCCTCGTCTACTGTTGGCACGAGGTCACCACCTTCAACGCTCTTCTTCCAGCAGATCACTTTGCACGCTGGGCACTTGGTAAAGCGGTCATCGTCGGGCCAGCACTGCTTGCAGGAGTTGCAGCGATACGTTTTAGCGGAAATCACAACAAACCTCCTGAACACGATGAGTACTAGGGCTATCGCCAGTGTTGCGGCTCCCACACGAGATCGCCGTGGCAGCGTTTGCACGTAAGCGCGGGGCCGGTCTTCGGCTTCCGTCGCCATAGCCCTCGCCATCCGCACTGACCGCATCGCCCTGTCCATACGGTGCTCACAGGGCTGCGGCGTGATCATGCAAAGCGACAGCGGTTCCGGTGGTAAACGCCATGCGCACCTGCAGATCGTCGTGGATCATGGCCGCCAGCACAGCACGGCTGGTAGGTACAACACTCATTACGTGCAGGCCATCCTCAAGCACCAAGCAGAACGGCTGGGCGCCGGCAAGCATCATCTGTATCGCTTCGCTGTACGCCTCCTCCTCATCAAACACGCTTTAGTTCCTTCTCTATGCGGTGTTCGACTGCGATGACGACCTTACCGCGGGCGATCCAGCGGCCGCACAGCACGTGGTATCGCAGGCGCAGTGCCGGCGGGTTGCGCGGCAGGTTGTGTTGCCCGGGCCTGCACTGGCGGTTGTCGATGTCGGCGTGCAGGATGGCGCGTTCCTTCTGGTGGACCAGCAGCGACGCCCTCAGACCGGCGGTGTTGAGCTGCGCTGGCACGGACTGTACGAAGTGGTTGAACGTCGGACCGAAGAAGTCGGACAGGTCGGCGTACCCAGCACCGTTGTAGCCGTGGTCGGTGAACTGGTGCGCCAGGTAGCGACTACCGCTGACCCCGCAGGGCCTGACAGCACTTGGGTAGCCGGCGATCCAGAAAGTGACTTTCGCGGGCGCCCAGCAACCGAAGTGTTCCTGCCAGTAGTACGAGCCGGTGTAGATCTGGGCCCGACCGTAGACACGGAACAACACAGCGAGTTGATGTTCGAGACCTGCTCGGTTCGCGCTGCCGTACTCGATGTCGAGCGTTGGTGGGAACGTGCGCACCGTGCTGCGGTTGATGCCGGCCGCTTTCAACCGGGCAACGAAGGTGTAGGTCTCCGACGCGGTGTACAGTTCATCGAAGTCGTAACCGCCGACCGGCAGCTTGTGCCGTTTGGCGTCAGCGACCATCGCGGTAAAGGTGGAGTCAACGAACCGTGTGCCCTGGTTCGCCTTGTCGATCTCACCGATGATGCCGTGCGCCTTGAGCGTCGCAGCGCAGTAGCACGGGTCGTTGTTGCTGAAGTCGGGGAACTGCCCAGCAACAGCAGTGCTCGGTACAAGCAGCGCTGCAGCAGCTACAGCTGCGGTGATCCATTTACGCATCAG